ACAATGAGTACTCTATCTCACCAGCAGGTGGAATAACTGTTACCATTCCAGGGTTTGATGTTCACGATGGAAATAACTTCTTTTATATACTATACTAATGAGACAATTACTTACGATATTATTCATCTGCTTAGGATTATCAGCCTTTGCGCAGCCTGTGAAAGAGACTTCTCCTACATCTATTACGAGTCTTATACAGCATGGCATATTTGGTAGAAGCCTGGGTCTTCCTGTGGTTGCCGCCGTACCAACATTACGCCCTTCTCTTACAGCAGGTAAGGGAGTGGATAGTGTAGGAGCTACTGTTTATTGTAAAGCAGATTCAAGTGTTTACAATTGGACCGGAACGCAGTGGAAGAAAAGTGGTGGTATCTCAGCCTTCACATTCACCCCGAACTACAACAATAAATTATTCTTACTCTACACAAACGGAGTGCTAACAGATTCAGTTCCATCCGGGGTGAAAGATGTGTACGGTATTAATGGCATAAGCGTAATAGATTCTATTGGTAATGTTTATATCAGTGGCAGTGGGTCGGGCTCTACAGACACTTCCCTTATTAGGGAGATTGTATCGGATTCGATAGCGGGTACATTAAATATCATTAATGATACATCTTATCGCTCAACAGAGCAACTAAACGATACGACTTTCAAGCAAAATAAAACGGTTACAAAAGGAACCGTTTTCATATTTGAGCCTGGTAATATAGCTGCCCGGGATACCAACTACACATTGAAGCATTTACAAATAAATGTACAGACTTCTTCTTACACATTGCTGCTTTCAGATGATGGCAAGATCATAAACATGAATGTAGGATCAGCCAATAATTTAACCGTTCCGGTAAATTCAAGTGTGCCCTTTCCCATTGGCACATCGGTTACCGTTGTGCAATATGGATCAGGTGAAACAACAATTAACCCTACCGTGGGTGTAACAGTAAGAACATCCGGTTCCCGCTATAAATTATTTGAGCAATACAGCACGGTGGTATTGACAAAAATAGGAGTTGACGAATGGATTTTAAACGGAGATACAGAATTGTAATCATGAAAAAACTAATCACAATATTATTTCTCATAAGTAGCTTTTGCGCCAATTGTCAATTGGTGAAGGGTGTTAGTAAAGTTCGCCGTGGTGTGGATGTATATGCCTACTCATTCGATGGTATAGATGCATCAATTACATTTCCTCATAGTAGTGCGTTGAACTTTACCAATACGGACAAATGGACTTTTGAAACATGGGTAAACTTCCCTGATACAAATGGCGCAGTAAAATATCTTTACAGCAAATTTGATGACGCTACCAGTAGAGGGATTCAGATATGCGGGAACGTTAGCAGGCTGAATATAAAAATACAAAATGGAGCCTCTAATAAAATTGACATAGCAACAGCTCCATTTATTCTGAATGATATTTACGCTCTTGCACAGGATTGTCATTTTCCGGTAAATAAGTGGCTTCATATTATTATTAGTTACTCCGGTAATTCATTGGCATCAGGAGTAAAGATTTATTTTGACGGTAAAGAGTATGTAACCCGTACAATCAATTCCAACACCTTGAGCGCTACTACTCAAAATACATCTTCTTTACTGATCGGCTCTAACGCTACCGTTTTTTCAGATCACAAGCAGGCTTTAACCAGAGTGTTCAATGATACATTGACATCAGTACAGATTGTTGCTCTTTACAACTCCGGGAAGCCGAAATATACACATGGCCTCACAGGCTGCATATTTGAAATGAAAGTCAATGATGATGCCTTTGCATCAAACTTTATCGTGCTGGAAACAGCAGGATCAAATAATGGTATAAGTGCCGGAATGTTATCAACACAAAAAGCAAGGTCAACAACTATAGACGGCTTGCTGGATATGGGTGTTCAAACTTATACTGGAAATAATATCTATTATGAAACCTTTGCAAAAGCCGGAATGGAGCCTACATCAGCAGTAATGCATTCGCCTTTTTCGGATAAATTAAGAACACCCATCATTTACGATGCTTCAACAGGAAATACATTTATAGGCTGGCAGCAATCCCCAAATTTAGGGTACAACAGGAACAGCCGGTTACTATGTGTGATGCACAATTCAAAGACAGTTACACCATCAGGAAGGGGGCATTTTTTAACACCAGGCGCAAACGATACACACTCTGCACCGGGAGTTTGCATCACGCCATCCGGGGAGGTTTTATTGGCACATGAGGAAAACCATAATTCACCGATTTATATCGAAAGAACTACCAATAAATCTGTTGGATCACTGGCTTCTATTTACACAATACCAAAGTATCACAGCTACCCAAATTTTGCTGTGATTGGATCGACAATATTTTTAGAATTGCGGGGATCTTTAACAAATGGCAATGGGCCACTGGAAGACGCAAGACTTTATAAAAGCACAGATAATGGCACTACCTGGGATGCAGGAATTAAATTTATAAGCACAGATTCTACCGTACTAGTTGAGCGGCCTTATGTTATGTCCGTGCATGATCCTGCAAAAATTTGTTATGTTATTACCATGCGAAACGATGGAGCCGGAAAGTTCACCCACATGTTTTATATAGAATCTTCAGACGGAATAACATTCACTAATCGGAGTGGTTCATTTTCAAAAAATGTTGTCGCTGATGGTTTTATTACCAGGGCCGACCTTGTTAACTGTCGTGCAGATTTTGATCCTGCCAATGGCGATATACTTTGCAAGGCAGCAGTAAAAACGGCCACCGGAAATATCGTGTCAATCAATAATCATTCAACAACTGGCTACCGGATTACTTACTACACTGGGGGAGTTTGGGCTACAAAAACTCTAAGCATCCCCACATATGTTGCAGCAGGACATGCTCCATCTTACAGAGCAGACTTCTTCGGACTATATTCTTATTCAGATACACATTTTGTTTTTTGGAGAATAGAAATAAGGGGCGGATTTAATGTGGTGGTTCAATATGAAACAACTGATTTTTTTGATACGATAGATGCTGGAACAATTGTTAGCGCATCTAACAAAAATCACGAGCAATTGCAATGCACCTTTAATGTAACGGGAGCCGGTAAAATAGTGATTGCAGCAAACGTTTTGGGAGAATACAACAATTTATTTATTTACGAATACACACCTTAAAAATGAAAAGAATAATTACAGCCTTATTGCTATTCAGCAGTTTTCTAACTTTTGGGCAAATTGACACTATAAGAATAAAGACAGGGTTACTTATTGATACTATTCCCATGAGCGATAGGATTGATACCAAGTTCAATATTGTTGATACAACTGGTAAATGGGTATACACAGTTATTAAAATAAATGATAGCACCATCCGTGTTGGTAAGGGCGGAAGTTTTACGGACTTGTTAATTAGAGGTAATGGCGCAGGCGGTAGCGGTGGTGGAACTATTGCGCAATTCTTAGCATCAGCATTTGATACAAGCCATATTTATAGAAACTGGGGCTGGCTTGGTATTGGAGATACGGCAAAATCAAAACTTACCATCACAAGTAAAGCAATAGGCGTATTGCCCTCTGGCAGCACGATATCTGATACAAGTGCTATCGTTATAGAAAACACTACTCCTGCAACCAATGGTAATCAGCAGCAGTCCCCTGAGATATACTTAGATGGGCAGGGATTCCCTACAACATTAGGAGTTAGCAAGCGTGTAAGATTTGGGATAAGAGTTGTGCCAGTACAGGGAACTACTATTCCATCGGGGAGTTTAATTATTAGGACCGCTATAAATGCAACTAATTCAAATAGTCTAAACGACATCTTTATTTTAGGTAACGGCGGTACATTAACTCTGGCTGGGTCAGCAGCGGATCTTAATTGTCGAAATATCAGTCTTACTGGAAATATCTCGGCCGTATCTGCGGTGTTAAACGGTGTAAGTTCATTAGGCTTTACAAATACAACAACTGTAGTAAAAGGCTGGAATTTAGTCACTACAGCTACATCAGCTGGAGTGCCTGTTAGGTACGGATTAGGGTATTTTTCACAAGGCCATGTTTGGAACACCACAACTGCCGCTGATAATTTTGCAACTTTCGGATGGTATGTAAAACCTGTAAGTGGTGCTATACCTACGGCGACTTATGTTTTGCAAGGAGGTGTTAATAATGTGGGAACTTCTTCTGATATACTCTCAGTTACAGAAGGTGGGGCATTAATTCTAAAAGAATACACTGTTGCTACATTGCCAACTATTGCATCAGGCACTGCTTATGCAACTGTAAGCGATGCAACATCACCAACTTATTTAGGAACGCTTACTGGTGGAGGGGCTGTTAAATGTCCTGTATTTTATAACGGTTCAGCATGGGTAAGTCATTAAAATGAGATTTATCCTTACCATATTACTCTTTCCAATCATGCTAAACGCACAGGACACAACCTATGCAGAGCAGCATAAATAAAACAACATGGAAAATTTAACCTGGCCGATCGTTGGCTTCATTATAACAATGCTATTCAGGCTTAATCAGGATAGAAATACCATCCTAAACGGGAAAAATGTAAATCATTTATTAATGAATTTTATTTGTGCTGTACCGTTGGGTTTTGTCGTGTACGGATTTGCAAAAGCAGGCATAGCAGGATGGTTAATAAGTGCCGGAATGGTTTGTTCTGTTTGGTTTCTTTTATTCGATTTCCTGTTTAATAAAATACGGAGCCTTGAATGGTTTTGGAATGGCAATCAAATCGGTAAAAAGGCAGCATTTACAGACCGGATATTGAGAAAGATTCCTGCCATTTGGCAGTTGGTTTTAAAAGCTGGATTAGCTGCATTATTCATTATACTTTATATCGTTTTATGAAAAAAATATTAGACGCAAGCGGATGGATTTTATTTATCATTTTCCTGATGTTTGGAATGGCTTCACAAGGGCAAACAACGGCACAGCAATTATCTGCATTAAAAGCGCAGGACGTTATCATCAATAAGTCGATAGCAGAACTAAACGCAGCAATAGTTAAGCTATTGGCAATAGTAGCTGAACAGGATGCGAAGATTGCAGCAATGCCCGCATGGAATCCTATACCTCAAAGTAATGCGTGGTTCACGGATAGCGTAAGGCCATACCGTATAGACCTACTATACAGAATTGAAAAAGTGCAAAGTGCAATACCTTCTTACCTGACTTTGTATATCGACACAATGACCGGATTGAAATTTAAAAAAGACACTTTATACTTTAAGAAATGAAAATATTAATTACAATATTTAGCTTGTTCGCATTAAGCTGTTCAGCACAGGTACAATTGAAATTACAGGCTGGTACTTACACGCCTCCTTATGTTCCCCCAACTCCTGTGCCAGGTAACACCGGGGCCTTTGCATTTACTTTAGGTAGCCAATTAAAGACATCAGCAGGGGTATTTCGCAATGATTCAATTCTTGTAAAAACTCTTTGGAATGACGAAAGCTATTCAGCCGGTACCTATACAAAATATTGGGATGGTACAGACGATTACGGCAATGTAATTCCTTCGCCGGACGCAAACTACAAAGTGAAAGTATTGAGCAATAATGTGGCCCATACTTGGCAGGGTACAATCGGTAATACATCGGATTCAATGACAGGATCAACTAAGCATCGGGGATATTATTACTGTATGCGTGGTTTAGTTTTCGCCGGGTCATACGGATATTTTTGCACCGGGTATTCAGAGGGTGGCCCGTCCATTGCAAAGTTCAATATCGCCACTCCAAACCAAAAGATTCAATTCTTTTCAGGTAACGCAAATTACAAGGCAGATAATAATTACGTAGCAACTGATGGCACTAAAATATATTGGGGAGCATTCGATTCTAACAGTCCGAACAACACTTTTGTCTATGCGACAAATACAAGCGATGCCCTTGTAACTTTTAGTTCAGGTTCAGATTATATTATCACATACGGGAATGGTCAGACCTACAATTGCATTTCAAAATTAAACACAGCCAACTCTCTAATCACAGGGCTGGCAGTTCAAAGAACAGGTAATTATTTATTTGTGTCACGGGCTGCATTGAATCAATTACAGGTGCTTAACAAGAACACTGGTGCATTGGTGTCAACATTAACCTTTTCAAGTCCTACCGGCTTATGTGTCGATTCAAATGATAACCTTTGGATGACAGTTGCCGGGGCAGTTGGTAAGTATTATGTATCAGGTGCCGGCGTGGTTTCTTCGCAGGTTCTTGCATTGAGCGGAACGGATAATCCATTGGCTATTTCATACGGAAATAACAGAATAGCAGTGTGTAACGCAGGCACTTCACAGCAGGTCCAATTCTATGACACATCAGGCGTATTGCAAAGTACATTGGGCAGCGCCGGCGGGTATGCAACAAGTTCGGTAGTGAGTAATTCAAAGTTTTATTTCAGCGATGCGATAGGTAACAAATTACCATTCGTAGCTTACCAATCAGATAATTCATATTGGGTAAATGATCCTGGGAACTTCCGGGTGCAGCATTACAATTCATCAAATGTTTTCGTAAATCGTGTGATGAATTTAGGTTCAACTTATTCCGTTTATCCTGATAAAAATAATATCAACCGGATCTTTGCCGGTTACCTGGAATTTAGTACTGATTACACAACATTAACTGGATCTTCAGGATGGGCACTTACAAACAACTGGGGCGCAACGGTCAGTAATCTGTACGATGGGTTTGGACAAATGAGATTTCAAACAACGCTAAGTAATGGCAGGACATACGGAGTAATTCGCATTGGTAGCACTTATGAAATAGTGGAGTTAGTAGCCGGGGGGCAAACAAGATTTACAGGAGTTCTAGTTTCATTGTCAAAAATACTTTGTGATGATGGTAGTTTGCAGGATTACACAGAGAGCGGTGGCACTGCAACGCTAAGGCGATACCCGTTATCGGGCTTTAGTTCTAATAATCCAACATGGAGTAGCACAGGCGAAGTATTAGCCATTTTGCCCTACGGGAACAACCCGGTTACATATCCAAACAGTCAGGCATTTTCAGGGCATAGGGTAGCATTTTTCAATTACAATTCATATCAATCCAACAGCGGGCCGGTTTATACAACAGGGTACCATTTATCAGGATCAACACGGGGCAGCAGCTCTACATTATTCAATACAGAAAAATCAACGCATCGTAATTACGAAGGCGGCTATCCCGGTGCAGGCTGGTTCGATATCGGAAACGGAGTTAATAACTATGCGGGTGGATCAATGAGCATTTCAGGCACAAATATTTTCACATCTTATCATGGGGAATTTTGGAAAAACGGCCAAACAAATAAATTTAACCATTATTATAAAAACGGGTTAGCTATCGGGCAATTTGGTACAACCCGGTTCGATGTAGGATTTCTTAACCATGCAGCCGAAGGAATGGCAGGGAACGCTTTAACTCCGGTTTACATTTCAGCAGGTACGGATTCAGGTTATATGTATCATGGTGATGAATCAGACCATTCAAGTTTGCACAGGTGGAAGGTCTCAGGATTAAATACAATTGCGGAACAATCCAGCAGCGTAGCATTCCCATCGGCTTACGTTGCACCGGCTTTGGGATATACCAATCTAATGGCCGGATTGCCTTTTGATTCAGATATTTCAACAGTTGGATTATGGAGTAAATCTGGTACAGGGTTAAGCGTTAAGACTTCAAGATTCAGTTACGACAAGTTGAAAGATAATGATGTACTTATGTCATATTCTAATCCAAATACGTCTGCTGCATCAGCTACTCAAACGGTGTCCCTGGGTACCAATAACGTGACTACTAACTGGAAATTAACTGGCAGTATTGCATACCCTGTGAACGCTGCTAATTATGGCCCAACGGCTCAGTACTTTGAAGTACTGGATGCGTTAGGTAAAGTACTTACTACATTCTACCCAATCCGGGATTTATCAGCATACCCATCTATCAATTATCGTTTGAAAGCAAATACATTGACGCTGATAAACATTACAGAAACAGGCGGAACATTTAACAGCTTACTGAAAGATTTGAAACCGTTTGAGATCAATTGTGTTGGTGGCTCGATAACATTCACTTATGGTAGCTATACAGGTACTACTACAATAAGCGATGGCACTGGAAACTGGCGTACACCCACAACAGTACGGTTCAGATTTACAACAGTAGTAAGCGGTAGCCCTGTTGAAGGCGCAAATGTTACAGTACAAAATTTGAAACTTTATAAAGAATATTAGGATGGAGCCAATTATAAAAACATTACTTGGACAGGGTACTATGGCAGCACTTTTCATATCCAGTTTATTGGTAGCGTTTGTGCTATTTACTCGCTGGGCTGTGAAACTGCTGGATGAGCAGAAGGAGATGAACATCGCTCAGCTTAAGATTAAAGATGCAAGGATTGAAAAGCTTGAAGGGGAAATGAAAGAGATACAGAACTACGTGAAGAATGAGCTCCATGATACCATCGTAGCTACTCAAAAGATTATGGTACAGATCAATGACAACTTCATCCGTATGGAGAAATACTTTAACAATTTAAACTAACGAACTATGAACCAGCAAGCATTATTTCTACTCACCGGATTAGCCGGTTTCTTATTCCACAGCTTAGTTAAGCTTAAGTCATTGAAAGACGACTGGACAGCTGCTGCTGATAGCTCAAGCAGACCATTCAACGTATGGACGGACTATGTAGTGAAGGACATTTTTGGCATTTTGGCTGCATTGTTCTCACCTCTTATATGGCTTCTGCTGTTTGGTGAAATAGCGGCTAAGTACACTGCTCTACAAGAGTTCTCATTGACTTCCTTCTTCGTAATGGGAGCTCTCGGTAGCTACATATTGCAGCTGATACTTGGCCGGGCTAAAAAAGGCATCCGCAAAGTAGTAGATGAGAAAACAACTGAATTACATGCCCTTAAAGATCAAAGCAATGAAAACTAATTTAAGATTCCTGCTGGCCATTGTGGTAGCATCCCTGTTGCTCATCTCCTGCAGTACAACCAGGAAAGATCAGAAAGCTGTAGAACGTGTAACTGCCAGCAGAAGTCTGCTTAATCAGGTGAAGGCGCCCGTGGACAGTCTCTGGCCTTGCATCGTGGACACAGTAACCAAGTTCAGACCTGGAAAGACTGATAGCATTGCTTACGCAGTACTGGTACCCATAGAGATAGATACTGTTGACAGGCAACGTCTGCTGGATAGTATGCTGCAGAGTGGCGTCTGCTGGGAATCGGCTAAGACAGCCTACAATGAAGGTTTCAGTGCAGCTCGAAAGCAGATGAAAGATGTGAAGATACCTATGAAAGCTCCCGATACTGTAGAGGTCACACTCATAGACAGAAGAGGGCTGGACATTGCCAATGCGGCGAGACTGTCTGCTCAGCAGGAAGCAGCTACCCTTCGAGGGACCATCGCCACCCTTCAATCTACAGCAGAAGATTACAAGAAGGAACGCAACAAGTGGATGTGGTCTTTCATTGGACTGCTATTAGCTGTTGGAATCACAGCAGGTGTATATTTTTATCTCCGTTTTAAACCCAAACTATTACCCCTATGAAGCTCACAGACATAGCCTCCGGATGGTTCAACTTCATTGCCGCTCCCATTGAGCACCAGCAGATGATACACTTCCGGTTGGCCATCTGTGATAAGTGCCCCAGTAAGCGACAACTGAGCCCAATGGGAAAAACACTGGTAGAGGCTCTGAATAAAGAGGGTTCTACCTTCTACTGTAAGGAATGTGGCTGCCCGTTAGCGGGTAAGACTGCTGCTCCTCAATCAACCTGTCCGCTGAGTAAGTGGACCTATTGGATTAAACCTGAAACTCATTACTGATGACAACTACAATCATTGCCAAAATCAGGCAGATCATACGCTTCTTTGAAACCTCTAAGATTACAGGGGCAGACTATGCCGCCATTGCCACATTCAATGACGGACCAGGGGGAAGACGCCAGGTAACTTTTGGCGCTTCACAAACTACTGAGTATGGGAATTTAAAAAAGCTCATTCAAATGTATATTGAAGCTAAAGGAAAGTATTCACCAGACTTTAGCAGCTATATGAGCATACTCGGAGATTTGAGTAGGCCCAGTTTGGCCACTTCCCCTAATTTCATTGCACTGCTGAAACTATCGGCCAATGATAAGATTATGCAGGATACGCAGGACCGGTTCTTCAATATCTATTATTTCAACCCTGCCCGCCAATGGTGTGAAAGGAATGGCTTAGTACTTCCATTGAGTATGCTCGTCATCTATGACAGCTTCGTACACAGTGGTAGCATCATGAACTTTCTGAGGGAAAGCTTCGGTGAGAAGGTACCGTCCCAAGGAGGCAATGAGAAGGAGTGGATCACTGCTTATGTGAACAGCAGAGATACCTGGTTAGAGAACCACAGCAAAGCCATCCTACAGCAGACAGATTATAGAACAGACAGTTTCATCCATGCCATTAAGCAGGGGAACTGGAACTTGGAATTACCTTTTGCAGTAGTAAACTACAAGGACAAGGATGAGAAGACTACACCCATTGTGAAAGCTACTATTGTATAGCCGATCGGTTAAAAAATGGCAGAGCCCACTGCTCTGCCGAAATACTTTAACTGCCAATAGGAGTGATCTCTACTTGCCCATTTCGGTATAGATATTTAAATACCCAACCAGAACCGGCAACCAAATTGATTGCTTCATTCTCACTTTTAAAGTGTAAGATATTACCTCCTTTGATTGCCACTGTGCCACTTGTTTGAACAGTAGTGGTAGAATTAATTGAAGCTAAGATATGTTCCTCTACTTTCTTAGCTGCTTCAAATACATCCATAATAAGACTTTTTGGTATTCCTGTACGGTGCGATTAATCAACATTTAAAATACTCTTTCAATTCCTGGGAGGTGCGATTAAATGCTAAGGTAGGGGAATTATTCTGAAATGAAAAGAGAGCCTGTTAAAGGCTCTCTATTGTAATAAAACTTGATTCTGCTGGCGGTGAAAGTAGTTCCTCAGGTATCCACTGATCAGTTGTGTTAATCAGTTCAACCCATTTCCTTCTTAACACCGGATGATTATCCAGGGCCATCAGTATGGCATCTGTTAGCTTGTTGCCGTTCTCATCGGCCACTTCATACTTCAGCCCACTCATATCTCTGATCTTCTGCTTAGCCCCTTCGCTCATCTTACTATATTTCCCACTGAGAAACTTCTCATAGTCTTTCCTCCACTCTGCCGGCACCTGAAACAGCAGGTAATCATTGTTGCCAATGGTTACACCTGAATCATAGTACTCTGAAAGCAATGTCTCTGCACATAAGTGCATGTCCAGTACCCGTATGGATATGAGGTAAGTTCCCTTGACCTGGTATCCGTTTACGAAATTGGAAATTCCGAATGCTTCCACATTCAAGTCCAGCAGAGGTAGGATGTACCAACTACATAAATGCTTCTCGTTCAACTTCTCTATGAATGGATCTGACATAATCTGCACTGTTCTTTACTCCGGCCAAATAATCTTCAACGTTAAACCCGAACTTGTTCCACAAAGGATGATCAGGTGTAACCATTTGAATTGTTTCTAACGTCTGCTGATAGATGATGTCACCATAATGCGGGCCGTACTGCTTCTGGTACGCCATCTTCACAGCGTTGGTCCACATAAGAGTATTGGTCTCATTGAGTAGCTTATCTGCTTTGACAGCTCCCATTCCGGCTACCCCGGCTATGTTATCCACGCCATCCCCAACTAACAGCTGGTAATGCATGTTTCTGCTTGCCTGCTTCATATCAACAGTCTCCAGTCCCTTGTGCTTCTCACTACCAAAGTCTTTGTAGTTGTAGAAGTACCCGGGTATCTGACGAAGGTCTTTATCAGGTGAACAGATGATGGCTTTGGGATTTCCGAGTGCTAATGTAGCAACAACATCATCAGTTTCCAAATAATCCGGTGCATATTTAAATCCCCACTTGCTGATGAGCCTCTCCTTAACGATTGGCTCCCAGTATTTGATCCATGGTTCCTTCTCCTGTCTGTTACCCTTGTACGGCTTGTACTTGTAGATAGCATACCTGAAGCAATGAGACTGAGGCGCTGCCAGGACACCTACAAACTGAGGTGCAGCAGTGATGGTGAGGAAGTCATTCATCCAGCTATCAACAGCAGAATGCATTATCTCAACTTCTGAGTGCTCCCTGTTGAACCAGCCGAGAATGTACGGGATAGCATCTCCGTCAATGACCAGCAGACTACAAAAGTCTTGCTGCAGCGGAATTGATTGTTTCGATTCTTCCATGTGCTAATTTATAGTACACTTCAGTTTTGATTGATTCTCTCCTGACTACTCCCAGAGCTATGAGCTTGGTAAGCCTGTACTGAACAGCAGACAGTGGAACTTTACTGTTGGACATGAATCTGGCGGTGCAAGTTTCCTTGCCGCTGTACTCATTCAACAGAGTCAATATGTGAAGTGATACTGGGTGTGATAAAATTGAAAATACGCTTGCTGCCTGTTTGTAGGCTGCAGAGGCTATGACATTGTCTGACATACTCGTTGTTTACGTTCTTCATTGGTTTTCTTCTGATGACAACTTTTGCAAAGTATCTGGTAAGCATCAATGTTCTCCGGTGTAAGCTTTTGAATGAACCCGGCAATGTCCTCAAGAGTATTGAGGGAACCGCAGGGTTGTACATGATCTATCTCCACTTCCTTCCGAGGGAACCAATTAGTGCACTTACAGCAGACGTACTCAAACTTCAACCGTTTATTACTACTGAGTGATGTACGCTTAGCTGCCTCCAATGCTAACCGCATGGGAGTCCACCACCTGAATGCTCGTCTCAGAGTAGTTCTCAGTTTACCAAAGTATTGTGCTTCTGTCATCGTGCCGCCATTGCGGGGCTTTGGAGTTTTCGTCTTTGCCATAGGGAATTGTAAGGAGTGAAAAGAAGAGATTGATCTCAGGGTTCGAACGTTACCAGTATTGCTACCACACTACTCTAATTACCTGAAATCAACCTCTTACAAATTTACAAAAGATTCTTCTTCTCTTCCAGGTCAGCAGTGATCTTATCCACATCCTGTTGGGATGCTTCTACTGCTTCTTCAATCAGTTTAGCGTATTCAGCATCTGTTACTTTCGCATACTCGCTACTGTGATAGATAGATTTGTTCACACCTGCAAAGCTGCTATGTACAAAGTATCTCTTTACAGTCATGGCTCCATCATTGCCGTAGCCTAAGCCACCAACTGTATGAATGTCCATCGGGTCAACAAAGATGTTATGGGTAACAGTGCCTTCCTGCTGGTAACCGGCAATGTATTTCAAGCCACCGCAATGAAGACCTTTGTGGCCGGGAGAACTTACTTTATCCCAGCTATCCAGGTAATGCGGCATACCTACACGGATGAAGTGACCTGCTTTATCACCACAGAAGAATTCATCCCCGCCCTTACCCATTACATAAGGCTCGAACAGGCGCTCTTCTACGAACTTAGGCTCGTCATAAGTGACCATGCCGGTATCAGGATCAACACTTTTCGTGTACCTGCTTTTGGTAATCACATCTTCATCATCATTTAATTCATACCTGGTAAGAACTTCCTTGCTAACCTTGTAGCATACCAGCAATCCTTCCTGAGTGATAGCCACCTGCTTAGAGGTAGCACGAACAGCAGCAACTTCAGGTGCCAACCCGTTCTTTTGCACCAGTTCAGCAGCAAATGCAGAATTGGTATAATCCGCATCAATATACTGGGCAAACATATTTCCTGCTTCAGCAGAATACTTTGGCCTTCCGGGAATAGGACGGATGTAACGAGCCCAGGCTTTCACCAGAGGTAACACATCAATCTTCTTCTCTACAGATGCAATGATGCGATTCACCAAAGCCTTAGGAATAGGGATGCTGCTCACCTTACCGTTGATGGCTAAGTAAATCTTACCGGTGTGATTGTTAACCCACAGAAACTGCCCACCAGCAGAATGCTCTACAAGTTCTTTGTAATCTTCTTTGGTTAACATTTCAAAATCTTCCAGGATCACTTTCAGCTCATCCATAGATGTAGCTAAATTAGCCTTGGCTTCCAGATCTTTCATCTGGGCATACTTTTGTTCAGAGAATTGTACTCCGAATGGTTTTCCACCATAAGATCCGACTAGCGAATCGTTCACAACGTTTACGATGATCATCATATACTTGTTTAAAAATTACGAAATGTCACTTAAAAGAAGCTAATGCTTCTTCTCGTGTTTGATAGTACTTACCAAGCCAACCATTTGAAATGGTTATTTCATTAAACCACCATGGGTAGTCTTGAGAATTAAGGTCGCCTTTTTGCTCCCCCTCAAGTATTCTGTTTAGTTTAACTTGAAGTTCGTATTTCATACAGGCAGTTTTAAAGTTTACTGATTCTACTTTTGCTAAAAGCTCTGGCTCATTTGAACCATGATGACCTTGCCCTAAATGATAGCTTCCTACCCAAATTTCAAATTGCTGCATACTATGTAGTTTTAGATTAAATACTCACTCCACGGTATTGACAGTACCGGACAATCTCCTCCTGCTGGTCATTGGACATGTCTACACTGTGTGTCAATGGTCTTACCATATTGAACATCACTTGTACAGGCTGTGCCCAATCCACCAACTCCAGGTACATATCATACAGCTCAGTGTCAATAGCTCTTCCATCCTGTATCTCAACTCCTGCTTCAGGGTTGAACAGTTGTGTAGCCAATGCAGCAATAGACTCTGTATCTTCAGGATTATTCCTGACGAACAACTGGAACTGACCTACCTTATCCAGGTGAGAGATGAGTTGACCTGTAGTTGTATCATCAGCTCCAAGCACGTTGGTACCAATCCTGATTTCACGCCAGTAGCTACTGACATAATCTGACAGCTTCTTCCACTGCTCATGCTTTTCCTTAGAGATGGAATTGAATCCTTGCAGAAACTGTAATTCTGCTATCTTCTCTTGCAGCAGACGAGCTGTGTTCCATCTTACCAATGCATTACTCATTGTGATCGTTTTATTCTTGATTTCTTTGAAGAACTTGGTGATGTGCTTGAAGTCCTTGTAATACTTCACATTGTTCTGTGCTACCTTGATGAGCCGGACTGGTGAGTCTTCATGGAATGCATTACAACGCTCATACTCATGCGTATTTAAGTAGGTAATACCTTTCGCTCTAAGTTCCAAGCATTCTTGGCCCATATCAGCATTGTAGCCAGTTATCCCTTCTGCAAACCGGGTAAGTAAGCCTGCTGTGTGTAGAAGAGGCTCATAGTCCTGGTTACTCCAAAACACTTCCTCATTCTTCCACGTATCAACCAGATGAATAGGCATTTCAATCTTCTGCATCTCATATATCTTCTGACCATTACCATTAAGCACATGGACGCTATCCTTTGTACAACTGGCAGTCCTAATCGTATGCAGCACAGTACTACCACTGGCTTTCCTTCTCTCAGCAGCAGACTCAACAGCTTCCTTCGTATCTTCTTCCACTTCTTCCTCCTCATCTTCATTGCTAGCTTTGAAGTCATCAGGTACTACAATACTCTCGTACATTACCTTGTCTGCTGAGGCCATGATGTAGTTGGTGAGCTTAATTATCTTCTCCTCAGCTTTAAGAGTCTGCTTTTCAAGTGACTCTAAAGAATTGCGCATACCACGAGCCTCTTCAATCCTTTGCTCACTTGGACCTTCAGGTTGTACCTGAATCATTACAAACCCTTGAGTATGCATCCTGCTTAAGATGAACTTGTTCTTCCGGTTGTTAATGTCGCCATTAACTATCAGCAGAGGGAGTCCTTCAGTGAGTGCAGCTCTCCAGCTTGCCTGGTACTCTACCTTCTTCACTATCTTAGATCCTTTACGGGTAGTAGTGAACTCAACTCTCTGTACCCTGATGCCATTCATCAATCCACTGTTGAACTTGAGTGTAGGATCAGGAGAGTAAGCCAATTCTACCTTGCTCATGTCTACTATCTTAGCCAGACGGCCAATGACTGTGTTCTCATCAGCAGACGACCATAGACTGTTGGCAGCAGATGCATTGGCACATACCTTCAACCACTTTAGGAAGTCTGTCTCTCTCAGTTCCTGGTTGATGGTAGCTTGCGCTATTCCTACAACTTCATGGAATCTGTTAACTACTACTTCCCGGGTTTTGTCATCCCATATCAGAGATTCTCTGCTGGGATTGATGTTAACCAGATCAGGATTCACCTTGATTCCGATGTTACCCAGCTTGTCCTCAAGCTCCAACTCCTGGAAATTAATGTAACCGTAATTGACACCATTGAGCAGCAGATGTGGTTTAGAGAACGGACTATTGGTTGATAACACGATCATGTCATCTTCATACATGACGTTGGCCTTCACCGGTTGTTCCACTTCCTTACCAGCAGGTCCGACAAAGAGCCTGACATTCTTGAAGTATAACAGTTGAGTCTGAACAGCATCAATGTACTGTGCCTTGTGATGTTTCTTGGCAGCTATCTCAATCTGTAGCATATTAGGCTCACTGGTACGTTTATAGTAACACAGGTAACCGTTAGCAAATGTGTAAGGTGGATTCTCGATCATGAGATCAGTATCATACCTCGGCACCAGGCTTTCAACCCGATGAGCATACACATTGAAACAGAACTCTGTCCCATTGTATCTGCTGGTGATTGTGTAGAAGGGAACTCCCACTGATAAAGGAGCCTTGGCACCAATGCCGAACTTGCCCAAAGCCTTGCTCAGCAGACGTTTGCTGGAGTAACCTAAATTAAAATAGCTCTCCAGTCTGTTACCTCCGAGGCCAACTCCATGATCCCGGATAACGATGCTGTCCTTTCCCATCTCCCCACCATCTGTGTAGATGATGTCCACTTCATCTACAGCAGACAGATACTGTAAATTGTAATAATCAGGATTGAAATGACTGTCTTTGTACAGTGCTCCTTCTCTCTCTACAAAGTAATCCTCTACCTTAGCCTTTCCCGTTAAGATTTCCCGAGCGATATGCTTTTCTGTAAGGCTATCCAGTCCATTACTCACAATCTCTCTGATTGTAGACTTGAACGGATATGCGTACTGATGCTGCTGAAGAATTGAAAACATCAAGTCTTGAGCGCCGTTATCTATAATTTTCGAGAAACCACCTGATATTTCGCTTGTCTCCTGTGTAAGTATCGCCATATAAAATTTCTGTGTTTTCGTTAAAATACCTTCTGTCCACTTCATACCTTCTCATCTCTTTACCTCCAAGCATGAACGTTACCATTACCTCTCCGCCATCAATGTTCACAGAGAGTCTTTGAACCATGCCTACCACCTGCTTGGAGTGAATGGTTAAGAAGGAGACCATCTTACCTACCAGTCCTCTTTCCAGGCGAGACTCTATATCACCTCTTGTAAGCATTTCCATATAAGTATAATTGAAAGTACAATCATGTGAAATCTAGTTGATCTCAGCTCATCTTTACATCTCTTCAATTCTATGTCCTTCAACTCCAGCTTATATTTAAATACCTCCTCTTCAGTCAATCTGCTCATTGTATGATTATGTTGAGCAGCTCCTTAGCCGCTTGTGGTGAATAATCCCGTGTGAAATCTGATATGTCCTTACTGCCAGTTTCAACCGGCACGTATATCTTGTTGTAAGGGTACCATTCCCCACGGTGTTTCATGTCATTGTCAAACAATACCAGCTTCTGCTTGTAGTGGGCATCAGCCCAGTTGAAGAAGCTCTCCGGCATTGGTGTGTTCTCACTTCTGGGACTCACTGCATCATACCCGTAGCTTCTCAGGCACATTACGTCCTTCATGCTCTTGGTGATAATCAATGGGCCATTGTAAGTGAGCTGTTCCATTCCCAATACATGATGCTCCTGCATATCATTTCTTAACTTCTTACCCTTTGGTTTATCCGGGAAGTACAGTTGATACCTGTCATACACACGATAAACATAAGAGAGCCCCGATGTAAACACCGGAACTCTCTGAGATGGGTTTAGCCAATAACAATATAATGCTGAAGTCTTGTACTGATTGAGAATGTCCTTGCTGATATTAAACTTTTCCCACCATTGCAGATCTTCCTGTCTGAAGTTCCTTGTCCTGATTCTATAGTCTGCATCTGATCTGATTTGTGGTACCTGTTTAATAACTTTCTCCCTTGCAGGAGCTCCCGGGCCTAAGTCGAAATCACTCATTACCCTGGCCAGCACTTCTCTACTTGTCTCATATCCGTATAACCGTTTTATCAGCTTGAATACATCTCCGCTATCTCCGTTCGCCCCACTATCTTTCCACATGAACTCCCTGTTTGGTTTCTTACAGTTGTAGATTCCAAAGGAGGGAGCTTCATCCCCGTCACGGAGAGGAGAATTGTAGTTCACTCTGATCTCAGGCTCAAATTCCAGGTAGTGACAGTACAGTGTGTATTCGTCAATATGCTGAAGGAGGACTTCCTCATCAGCTAAGAATCCAAGCATCATAGGTGTAGGTATTAGGACTGTGGAGCAAACGGATTGGCATCAACTGCAGCTGTCTGCTTGGCTTCTGCTGTACCAGCTGAGATAGGAGTGCCATCATTCAGCCCTTCCTTGATCTCATACGGAGAGAACTTAACCCGGCTCTGATCTTTTGGCACTGCCATCAGTTCAATGAACGGGTTATCAGAAATGAACCTGCTGGGAATTGAAGCGTAATGCTTGTCCTTCGACTGACGGATCAGCTTGAAGCGAACAGCATTGCTCACATCATTCAGGAACGGTGTGATCAGGCGGATGAACTCAGCAGCGATGTTGTCATAGATGCGATTCAGTACATCCTGATCCAGGATACGTGCTTCAAAGCTGGCAGCATCAGTGATACCAGTGTTGGCAAACTGCACATCAACTGTCTCCAGGGTAATGTTGTCAACCGGAATGAATTGCTCCAATATCTGTCCCAGCTGTTTGTGCAGCTTAGTCAGGTCAAGGCCAATCAGTTCCTTCTTCTTCTCCGGAGTCTGGTCATCTTTCTTAGGCAACAACGGGCCAAAGATGCTCAGTTTGAAAGATAGATTTCCTTCTTCTGCTGTCCGGGCAGTTAACAGCGTATCAAATACACTCTTCTTTACTACGCCCAGCTTGTCTGCTTCAATAAGCTCAATTTCAAGACGCTTCTTGTCATTGATTACAGCAGATTTGATCACGATGTTGTCCCAGATACCTACCGGGCTTCCTTGCGTTAGACTCATTTTTTGCATTTTATATTGTGAATAATGTATCCATTAATTGCGGAGAATGGAAGATCTCCTGCCACTACTTTTACGACTGTGCGTTTTTTAATTCCAAGATGCTCAGCTACAGTTTTAGAACTATAGTAAGTTCCTTTAAAGGACATTGTACCACGTTCAAATAAGTAGTAAAGTGTTTGTTTTGGGTGAACCCTTGTAGCCATATACTCCCTACGCTTTTGATTTGAGGCTTCAGAATTTTTATGCCCTTTTAAACTGCTTGAAATTCTATCTCGCATCTCTTGAGGAATAACTTTACCCTTATGTCTTTTTGATGTGGCTTGTCTCATTTTATCACTCTTTAAATGTGGAGAAACAAACCCGTACATTCCCCCACCTCCTTCAGTTTGATTAGTAAGTGAAAACCCCCAAGCTCGACACTGTGCAATCCAATACTGTTCATCTCTTGTAAAATCACTAACTGAAGATTCTTCTACTACTTCCATTATGGGGCGTAACCCCGCCTTGCGTAAAGAGTACAACCAATTAGTAGTATGAGTCCTAACTTTAGGGCGCATACAATCTGAACAATGATTTGCGAAGCGTCGTTTAAGATGAGAGGTTTTCCCAACGTATCTGATTTCTCCTGTCAAAGGATGCGATAAAGTATAGATATAAACTACCATAATATTATGTGATAAAAATGGGCAGGGAAGTAGTTGTACTCCCTGCCCGAAAAAGACGTCTAAGCTACTGGTGAAATGAGGCGATACCTAATCCCACTTATAGAGCTTACATCCTTACAATTGTACCGGTGCGAATGGAGATAGATCATTCACAAGCACTTCGTTTTCAGCAGAAGGCTCTGCTACCAGGTCGGTAGTGTTTCCAACTGATTCAGCCTCAGGCGCTTCCTTCACATCTACCATTACAGCAGGCAGGAATGCGTAGAACTGAGGAGCTTCACGACGCTGGGTAGTTACCTGGCCCTTGTCCTTTCCACGGCTTACGCTCTTTGGAATGTAAGTTACAGGCTTACCTGCCCATGGCTCACCGGTGGATGGGTTAGCTACGAACAGCATGTCCACATACTCCACACCTTCAACAGCAGGCTGATCGTCCTTAGCTGACTTAGCGAAGGTGATGCCATAGATAGCTTCGATGGCCGGGATCAGATCATCGGCACCAAAAGTCTTACTACCCTGATCCAGTACAGATGCTTTAGGCTTACCTGCTTCATCGTAAGTAGTGCTGCCAAACAGATCCACTTTAGGAAGTGTCTTGCTCACTGCGCTGATGATTAAGATACGGTTGTCCTTACCGATGCTGAAAGACGGGTACAGATCAGTGTCAATGACATCAAATCCCATGGTACCTTTCTCGGCTCCCTTGTCGGTGTACTCCAGATTGAACTTCTCAATAAGTTCTGTGGATGGAAACACACTTCCATCTCTGAATACACGAATAGCCAATCCTTCAGGATTGCGTTGCTTACGAGGTCCGCCTGTGCGTCCTGTGGTCTTTTCAGCTACATCCAAGATGGTAACTGTGTTCAAAAAGTCTAACATAATTATAGTTGATTTATAAATCCGTGAGTGATAATTCCACCTTGAGATGATTCCAAGGTTTAGTTAATTTGCCTGCTGAATCGAGAAGAAGAAACACTCCATTCCTTGGTAATACCGTAGACTGTGTAAATCCTTTTGCTCTTGCAGTGTCCTGAGCATGTTCAATAGAACTATGAGCTTTACTCATATTGTTCTGATGAACCAGGTCAAAGTTCTTATCAAAAATGTGATGCATCCCAGCTGTGATGATCTTACCATTGAGTACATACTGAATATCACATAATGCGTCAAGCTCTTCAAGCCGATCGACGTCGTCTCCATCTGTTCCGGCACCATCTTCTAAATGTCCAGAACATAATTCTGATAAAGTATATCTGCAGTCACTGGCTTGTGCTAACTCCTGCAATTCCTCAAACAGCAGACGTATTCTAAGTTGTCTCATAGCCAATGGTTCCAGCTCGTTAATATTCCCAACTCCCTGGTCAAACACCTGCTGGAATTCAAGGACTTGCTCTAATGATTTGTTCATAGCTATGCAGTTTGAGCAACAGCAGGAGTAGTTACGTCTGCTGGCGATTTAACAATGGGTTTAATCTCCTCTCCGGTTTCGTAAGCAATGATTGCATTGCGTACAAACTGTAGATCATTGGGTATTTCCTTCTCAGGAAACATGCCTCTTGGAGACTTGCAGGTATCATTGCCATTGGTCTGGGTAGCGAAGACATACTTCATCTCTCCATCATTGGCTTTCTTTACCTTGTTGAACAATACGATAGTGAACAGACCCTCAACTGTAAGCTTCTCATCTACCATCTTACCAATGGTTTTGGCTTTCAGCTTACGCCGGCCTTCCAAATCTAAGCTCTCTTCTGCATGAGTAAGAAAGAATACCATCAGGTCTTCCCTGAGTACCCGGGGCTTCTTCACAATCATTGCCAGGTTAGCTCCGATCTTGGTGAACTTTTCAAAGCCCTTCTCATCAATCTTGTCAAAGAATTCAAATGAGGACATGTACTGAAAGTCATCCACCACGATGTTTTTGATGTGAGGCATGTTAGAAGAAATGAAATCCATGCAGCTTGCAATTACAGCAGGCGATGCTGTAGCATACAAATTACCTGTAGGATTCTTTGAGGCGTCCCACGCCAGGTACTTAGACTTCCATCCTTTGAACGGCAGTGACTTATTCACTACGTTGATGATAAAGGTCTCTTTGGGATCGAGTGATTCTACACTCGTTGATTTGCCCGAACCGGATTCACCGATTATCAGGATGCTTTGTGCCATGTGTTCTTATTTAGGTGAATTGAAAGACAGACATACGTTTTCTATCCTTTTAGCTTCTGTGATATAAAAATTGATTCCGGAACTCATTGGGTCGAGTGGCATGTCGTAGAACATACCTGAGATGGGATTCATGAACAGTGGAATCATGCGGTCTGCTGGTCCGTAACGGTTCTTCATGAGGTAGAGGGCTATGAAATACTGACCAATATCTTCCATACTGTAGCCCATGAACGTCTTGAGATTGTACTGTATCGGTTTCACTAAACCGAATACGAGATCCGCCATTGTTATTATCGCCCAGGCTCTTTATCCTGTGCTTCTGTAGTTTCATCAGTTATATCTACAGTTTAGACTATATCTTCATTGTCAAATGACAATGCCCCGCTTTCGTGTGAGAATTATTGTCCGGTCTGGACTCACTCTTAGTCGTTGCACCTTTCCAATGCATTCCTGCAAAGGCTTGGCTCAGGATTACCTTACTCTAAGGCTTCCCCTGAATTAACGGAGTTACGTGACTGCGGTGTAGTTTGTATTGCATTGAAGGGATCATATGAGGTAAAACAAGGTTAGCAAAATGTTGTGCTGACCTCTTTTTGATATAAACCATTCCTGATTTAGGAATAGTAATTTCAATATTAAACTTTTTGAAAATCTGCCAAAGTATATGATGATGTTTAAAACATTGAGTAGCTATATAGTACCCTCCAGACTTTCCTAAAAATCCATCATCCATAAACCAAACTGCTAAAGACAATTCTGAGACACACATCGGAAGAGAAGGACTAAGTTCTTTATACCCATTGCTATAAAACATATCATACATCCAGTTTAATTCTGAATTTGCATAAATACTTGCGTCAGCAGATGAATAGTAGATTCCAGTTCTTTTATCAACGGTCTTGCGTTTATAGATTACCATATCCGAACAAAGAGGTTTTAATTCTTTAACTTTCCACTCAGTGTATGGTATTTGAGCAATTCCTTGAGAAATTCGTCCGGTAGTATTCGCATTATCTCTCCTTAAATGACCATCTCCAAGAGTATGTCCAATTAGAATTTCTAATTGTCTTTGTGTGTACCCTACAGGTTTACTATAAATCATTGAAGGTCTTTCCAGTTTATAAAATTTTCTAGCTTGATGTATTGTTCTAGCATCGTAGCCAATAATATCTGCGATCTTATAATCACTCAATCCTTGTTCAACCAAAGGTTGTAAAGTCTCAAGTTTAATTGCAGTTTGTTTAATATGAACTCCATTGATTGTTACTCCTTGATTTGAAAAAAGACCTAATGCCTTTTTCCTATTTCGAATTGTCTCTGCATTGCAATTAAAGTAAACTGCAATTTTAGAATTCGATAAACCACGAGTGTGTAATAACATCAATCTTTTAGAGTTAATTTCAAGTTTTACCATAATGCAAAATTACATTACAAACTATTCGATTTTCTATCACGAAAGGTATAAGAGCTGTCCCCAAAGTCCAAACGTTGGGGCGCAATTGCTACCTCTGATTTTTTCTGCTCTCTATACGCTGACATCATTGAAGTGGAGAACTGCTGGATCTGGATAAGCGTAGTGCCAAAGATGTTCCTCAGTTGTACGCTATACATACTCCATCTGTCCATGATCTGCTTGGTAGTGGTGCAACCTCCTTCCACATTGATAAGAGCTAAGTGATCAACAATGACCAGAGTCATAGCTGAAGGATCGTTGGCTTTGTAGCTTCTGATCATTCCCTTCTTATGGGAACCTTTAGGCTCATCTCTGACAACAGTTCCAATCTTCTCATAGTGCTCTTCTACCAGCTTATTCAGCATTCCTGTGGGATGAAGCATGTGGTCAATCATAGTCACATCTTTCATCACTTCCTCAACAATGGTGTATGCACGCATCACCAGCCGCAGATGCTCTTTAGTCAACAGCAGACCGGGTATTCTACCCATCACATAGTCAGTGGAGAGATCAATGTTGTTGACAGCTTTGATCCACTGACATACCCACTTAGCCTTCTTCTCTACAGCAGACAGTTCAAAGGAGAAGTACTTGATATACAACTTCATTCCTTTGAGCTTAGCTGCTCTCCACAGGGAGTAGAAGTACATGAAGTCAGCTATTGTAGTCTTACCCACGCCGCTATCAGCGCCGATGAGGATGTATCTTGCCCGGTGTGTTCCGTGTATGTGAGCATTGATATTCTTCATCCCGTTATCAAGTCCCTCATTCAATCCTTCCATACCACGTTTCACCTGAGCAATGAGTCCATTGTCCTCTTCATACTCATCCCACTGCTGTTCCAGTTCTGCCCACTCCACTTCATCATCTGGTAGTTGCCAGATCACTTTAGGTTGTTCACTCATAGTAGAATCAGTGGTTTAGTAAGCTTTTTTGGGACTTGGGTTATAGATAAAAATGAGTACACTTCAGACCAAATCATATCGTACCCTCCAGCAGTATTACAAGCTTTCAACAGATTGGCTGCTTTCAATTTCACATCGTTTTTGGAATGATTTGTAGCAATCTTCAACAGCAAATTCCAGTACGTGTAACGGTATTTATCCGAGCTTGAATCTGCTGAATTCTGTGTTGTCATCTATCTCTTTTTGAATGTGATTAACAATTGTTCCATCTTCCGCTGATGCCAGCAATGCTTCATAGTCACTTCTCCACGCACCATCAGCTATGTAATTCCCAATCTTGAGTGGGTACTGTCTCCTGGTCTTGTAGTAGAGCATTGTACTCTTTACCAACACAGGATATTTCACTCCACTCTCGATTGCTTTTCTGAACGCTTTCATTGCTGGTTCAGAGTACTTGTTGAGATCGTACCGGCCACTCCCGCCTTCTCCATAAGAAGGCACTTCAGCTTCCTTGATGAAGTTGAGATAGAGTTGTGGCCAATCAGAGATCGCCGTCTGGAGTATCGGGACTGAGGAAGAACCCTCCTCTAAAACTCTCGGCTTCCCGTTCACTACCAGCAGGCCCACTTCCTTCCCCGTCATCTCCTTGTTGAACTTCGCTGTCACCTTGTACTTTCCCTTGATCGAGACCAGGTAGCCCTGTTCCATCAGTTGCTGGACTGTTTCCTTGAGGTTCATCTGCAAATAGAGTTTTAAAGTAATCTTCTTGTCCAGGCATTATTGAAATACGTTTCTCAAACAGTAATTGCTTAATAAATTTTGTAGACATACTGAGTACAAAGTCTTTCTTCACATAATTTACTCCTTCAGGATGGGTTTCGCTTACAATATTTAAAACATCTAATGCATCAAACTCTTCTTGAGTTTTATCATATTTGATTGTTATCATGCTGGTACGCTTTTAGATGAATAATATGTTATCTTACTCTGGTCGAATCCCTTGAGACTCTTCTCCAACCAGCGTTCGTCTGCTGTGCCTTGCACACACAGGATGTAAATGATTGCCTTGTGACCATCTCTCTGACGTAAACAGCGGCCCACTCTTTGAACAAGGTTACGTTCATTGCTATCCACCTGAATGATGAGGCTCTGATCCAACTCAAAGAAATTCAGACCTTCATTGGCTGCATTCACCACTCCTAAGATGTTAATCTGGGCCGTGTTGAATCTGTTGATAGCAGTGCTACCACTTTTACTGTGATATACATTCTCTCCCAGCAGTTCCTCACACTGAGCTATGCTACCTGCAAACACCAGTGTTCTCTTTCCAGCAGATATGCTCTTGATACACTTGGCAGCCAATGCTGTCTTGCTAGGTAAGTTGTAGAGGAACCGGTTCCTCGCCATTGTAGCGAACATGGCCAGCTTCTCCAACGATGCCTTCTGCTTGGGAGTAGCGGCACCACCTGCTTGTGCCCGGTACTTCTTGATCTGCTTTTCCATGTAATTGTACTGAGCATACTCGGTAGTCTGGAATGGAGCAGTCTTGGTGCCGGCAGTGATATTCTTGGTACTGTCATCCAAATAGGTTTCAATCACCCTGATCTCATAGTCTGCTATCATTCCATCAGCAACTCCCTGATCCAGACTGTAAGTGAATACCACTGGTGCTATCTTGGCAATGATGGCAGCCTTCTCCGGGTCACGTTTGGGATCAGGCACTGTGGCTGTGAGGCCCATGACTGCATCGGCTAAGTTGGTGGACAGGAATGTGGTGAGTACATCTTCTCCTGTCTGCAGGAAAGCTGTAGCTGAGAGCTCGGTCAAGCGGTGAACCTCATCTAAGATGATGAGCTTGTACCTAGTTGGATTGTTCATCTCGTTCTTGAGCGATGCAAAGCAGATAGCTTTTACATTCCTATCATACATGTAATGGCAATCCCAATCAGAGAATTCCCTTGGCCAATTCTCATCTCTCAACTTCTCAGTAGGAGTGACAAGTAGTATTGGCTTAGACTCATTCTGCAGGTAATGCTCAAGTAAGATTAGCTCCCTTTCCATTCTTTGGCACTCCATAACAGCTACTTTACTCTTGCCAAACCCGGTACCCGCAGCCATTGTACCTACTCTACCAGCAGCAAGCCACACGGCATGAGCCTGCTGCTGGATCTCGTCTTTGACGCTATTGATCTCTTTCATACTACTGTTTAAATCCCTGCTCTTTCGAGTAGAGTGTTGATAATGTATCCGGGCATAAAATTGGAGTGACCGCATTCTGAGCATGGAATACACTATCCCATGGCTCATCATCCTGTAGTTCACTTTTACCAGCTTGTAGTCCTCGTTGGAATGCGGCTTCTACCCAGCCATTGACCAGCAGAAGTACATCTTCGGCCTCATCCTGCTGGAGATTGTAAAAGGAAGCTACAATGAGTTCCTGCTTTCTCTGCTGATGCTTAGTCAGCTTTTCAGTTGTTGTACTCATGGTTCTTTGTTTAATTCGGTGATGAGGGCTTTGGCATACTGTACCGATTGCTTTGCAACCAAATCAAAACTTACTGCAGCTGTAGTATCGTTGAAGTCGTTTCTACACCAATGATTAGCAAGTATCCCCTGCATGGCCATTGCTGACCACTTCTGCAATAGAGTCTCGCCTTCAATTGTAGTCCAATAGTCTGGGAACTGATTTCTTTGCTCCATAGTAGGATGAGCTGGTTCATTTCCTGTTATCATGTTTCAATGTATAAAGTTGAAGCGGCACGGGTGCAGGCTGTGTACAGTATCCTGTTCCTCTCCACCGTCTTCTTGTTAGCTAATATGTCCCACTGTAGGACGAGAGCGTTCTGAAATGTGCTTCCCTGACTGTTGTGGCTCGTTAAGGCATAGTTGTATTTCACCCAAGCAGATTCACCCATCACTTTGTAATACTGTTTCCACATCTTACCACGTTTGTCTGCTGGTGCCTGAAGGGCCATGTTCTTTAACTGGTCCAGGATCTTGGTGAACAGCATCGTAGAGTCATCATGGATGATAGGGATGTGGCCTTGCTTGGTTTCCTTCTCCGTAGACCACTGAATGCCTACATTGTAGAACTTCAATGTTGCTCCGTCTAAGGCTCCGTAAGCATCTGCCCAGGTTATCTGCTTGTTGAGAGTGGCAATTACTTTCACCTCTACCTCATCATTCTTAGTCAATAGCTGACGTGGACTGATGGCGTAAGGCTTCTCCATGATGAGCTTCTCATTGAGCATGATTTTGCTGAGGTAAGGAGCACTGCTGTAGATGATTCCACGAATGGTATCATTGTAGTTGTTCACAGTTACATTCCTCCAGGCTACCACTTTCATGAAGTCACTGTCACGGTTGAACGCCGGGTCAGTAAACATCTGCTTGAGGATAGCTATCTCCTTCAGGGAGCCACTATCCAGCAGACTGATACCGGTACCATTCTCCAGCAGATGTTCCCTTGGAGAGAAGTCCTCTGATGTGAGGTTGTTCCTGATCTCGGTGACATACTCAATGATAGGATTACCATTCTTCTGTCTCATAATTTCAGTTAACTCCCATGTAGGCATTCCCCATGAAGCAGCATTGCGAAAGGGCACACAATCTAAGTGTTTCACAGGCGGGATTTGTGCAGAGTCACCAGTAAAGATCACTTTCAATCCCTTCTTCACCCACGGCACCAGGTATGTGAATAGCTGATCCGTGAGCATAGATGTCTCATCCACTATCAGCAGATTGATGTCCGTGATTGGGGGGGGAGTAGAGGAGAATTTCTCCGGCTCATACGTTACCTCTCCGGTGAATTCATTGACCTGCTCACGAAGAGCAAGCATTGAATGAAGTGTACGGTAGTCTACTGTTTTGATGGCGTGTTTACGCAATACTTTGACAGCCTTATGAGTTGGTGCTGTCATCCCAATGCTGTACCTGCCGGAGTGTAATCTGCGGACTTCTTCCACAAACTTGGAGAGTACTGTTGACTTCCCTACTCCGGCATAACCTTTAAATACAGCAGGCTTGGTCTGACTCCTATCGGTGAGCCAGTTCAGTAACTGATCGAGGACTGTCTGCTGCTTGTCGGTTAGTGTTATTCCAGCGGGGGCCGCTAAGGAATCTACCGGCTGGATGATTTCCTCTATGAGGGAGTTTGTTGTATCCATCTCCTAAAAATGTTTTGAGATCGCTCTCTCTGATGAAATAAATCCCGGCAGTCAGTGTGACATCCGGTTGTCCGTGTTCATACGCATGTTTGGCATTAAACGCAATGGCATAGCCTGTTGGCTTCTTGTGAACTTCATTGCTGTTGTCCTTCACTTCTATGAAGAACGCATGGCCCTCAGTTAACAGCTTGTTACAGCTATCGCATACATACTGGGTGCCCTTGCCGCAGCATCTGCAGTCCTTGTCCATTGTCTTGAGTTTGATGAAGGATTGAGGCTTAGCTCCCTTCTGTTGAATTGTACCCATTTGAATTAAGATTTGATATGATTGGTAATAGTTTCTGTGCTAAATCCTCAATCGTCCCGTTGTTTTCGACCACAAAGTCGAAGTCTGCTGTGTCCAAAGATGTCTCTGATGAGTGCTGAACAGTGTGTACATTCATGTTGAATGGTAAAAGGTCACGTTCTATTCTGATGGTGACTCCGCCTGCTTTCTTTACAGCAGACAGCTCATTTGGAAACCTGGTATCCGTGATAATCCAGTTAGGCCACTTTGGTGGGTGCTCTATATAAAATGGAGTTGGTTTGTACTCAGCCATTAATGCATTCACCCATGACTGTTCATGAAGTTGGTTACGGATAGCATCAGTGCCGAGCTTTTGAAGAAATTGACGACCTGACATACCAATAGAAAGTGTATGAACTCCAGGCCGACCTGCAGTTCTTGCCCAACACTCCGGTAAAATACTTTCTTTAAATTCAGTTGTGTACAAATACTCTTCATTCATACCGAGTAAGATTGCCGCTATCTTACGAAGAGGATCTGCCCACTTCTTGATCTGCCAGCCTGAATGTCTCCCATTAATGTCTCCCCAACCTTCAATATGCTCGGTTTCAACCCAAGTTTTTAAGGATTGCCCTTTAGTTAATTCAAGAGTCTTTGGTAAATACAATTTTTCTAATGTTTGTTTCCAAACTAAGTATTGTATTATTTTTCCTGCTGTGTCTTTACCAGCTCCGCATTTTCCCGACAAGCTAATTATTGCCATTTGTAACCTCCTGTTGTTTTTGATTGTAAAAGTTCCCTTGCACCTTCTATCTTCTTTCGGTTGCTGACCATTGTCATCCAGACTTCTGTAAGTCTTGTATTCGTTATGAACACAATTTTATCAATGTCCCTTGAAGACAGTCTTTGTATCTTGGGATCAAGCCGGTTTGTAACCTCTTGTATCCCATGCATTACTGTTGTGTGATCATACTGCTTACCAATAGCAGGGTTGTAATAAATGAATCTTCCAATTCCTTTTAAAGTAGCATCCTTAAACATTTCCAATTTAGCCACGTAACAGAACAACTGTCTTGCTTCCGGAAGTGGAGTGGTTCTGTCTTTAGAATGGAACTTTTCAATTTCAATTGTATAAAATTCACATACTACATCCCTCAATTCCTGGTAGCATTTCAGTTGTTCTATTCTGAACAGTGTCGTCACATCAAACTTGTACGCTTCCTTTATCCCGGGGTATCCGAAATAGGTAATGTTTGGTTTTTGCATTGTGACTAATTAAGTTGTTATTTTTGCCAACGCAATGTAATTGTGGTCTCAGCCTTCAGGATACCTGTAGGAATGAAGACCTTGGCTGCATCTTCCAGCAGCTTAGTTTGAACCGGTGCCCACTCATCTTTGAAATCATCTCTCACTACACAGTCGAGCTGGTCATGCACTTGCATTACCATGTGTACTTTGTCTGAGAGATTGTTATTGTGGATATGATTGTACACTTTACCGATAGCTACCTTCATCATGTCTGCTGCTGTACCTTGTATAGGTTGATTCTTAGATGCTCGTTGCACCTCGCCCAGTCCTGGATGGTATTGAGCACCAGAAAGATGACTGTCAATAAAACGTGTATAGAATTGCCAGTTAGGAAAGAATCGACGTCTGTAGTAAGGCCATACAGTTTGTATATACCCATTCTTCACGCCGAAATCTCCTAAGTATTCCAGCATCTTACCAATGCCTGGAAATGCTATAAAGTAATCTACAATTATCTGCTTAGCTTCAGGTACAGATATGTGAAGAGTGCTTGCCAGCTTGAATTCAGACATGCCAAAAGCTAACCCAAAGTCCACAGTTTTTGTACCAGTTCGCATTGGCTTATGTCCAGGACATTTACACTTCTGCTTAGCATACTCTTTTTTACCATCTACCATTTCAACATGGTAATATGCACAATCAGGAGACGCTGCATTCTTCCATTTCTTACCAAACACCTGCTCAGCAGCAGCACTATGCAGATCCTGTCCCTTAGTCAACACTTCAGCCCACACCGGGTCTTTAGATAAGTAGGCTATCACAACCAATTCCTGACTCGCATAGTCAGAAGAGACAAAGCTCCAACCCCGTGGGGCGACGAATGCGTTGCGATATTTATTGCCTACACTTTCCTTAGCCGGTATGTTCTGCATGTTCGGACCAGCAGACGAGATACGTCCGGTGGTCAACACCTGCTTGAAGTTGGTTCTCACATGGCCATCAGGTTCAATCTTGGGTAGCTTCTTTTCAGTACCATAGATGAATGACTCACCGTATGTGCTCAAGAGCTTGGTACTATCCAGGTAATCATCTAAATCAGTGATAGATGGGTGCGCTGTCCTTCCTTTCTCTTCAGCAGACAAGCCCTTCAATCTCGGCTCAACTGTTTGCATCAGTGGTAGTACCTGATCAGTGCTATTCCAGTTGATAGTTGGCGTACCAGCGGGTATCAGTTGCTGCTCAGCAATGAGATAATCTCTATGCTCATTGACAACAACCTTAGCCACTTCTGAACAATCACCATCAAGGTAATAGGGTAACCAATCAGGGACTGCCTGCTGTGCTTTAAGTTGAGTGGACTGCCACTTCTTCAATACTGCTTTACTCGTTCCCGGTAGTTCAGGGAACAAGTCTTTGAATAACTGCTCCTTCTGCTTAGGACTGTTCCAGTTGATCAGTACTCTATCCTCATCAGAGAGGTAATTGAGCTGATATGCTACTGTCCTGAATGGCTCCTGCTGTAACCAACTATTGAGCTTCTCCTGTGCTGCTGATACCAATGGCTCAGCTTCCCTGGCCAATCCAATCCACCACTCCTTGTCCACTTCCATTCCATGGTACACCATCTCGGCGAATGCCGGTACGATAGAGTTCTCCAGTTCCACTACTTTATCGAATGTCTCATAACTCTTGGCTGATGCCTCAAGCTTGATACTCTCTCTTAAAGCAGACAGATGCTTCACATCCTGTGCAGCGTAGACGACTTTCTCCGGAGTGAGGATGTTATCTCCAAACAGCAACTGCTGTGACTTATCCAATACGACATCCAATCTCTTCAAGCAGATGTCATCCAGGCCATAGCCTACTGTGTGCTCTCCTCCCTGCAGTACCATCTCAGCCAGCATGGTATCGTAGACGTTTTGTACACGGATGCCGTGGAAGAGTAGCACTGTACATTCAAAAAGTGCGTTATGGATGAGCTTTAGCAGATTGTTATCTTCTAATCGTTCTCTGATCCATGCCTTATGCATATCTTGGCACTCACTCCATTGTATTACCCATTGATCCTGATCATCTCCAAATTGCACAGTAATAACCTTCTTCTCACACCACCATGGAGACACTGTAGTTTCAATATCAAACTCTATTTCAGTCTTTGGGAGTAACCATTCAATGAGATGCCTCCATCTATCTGCTTGGTACTCAGCAGACGGTTCTGTCGGGTTTCCTATTACGTAGATCATACTTTAAAATTTAATCATCCCACAGATTAGTTACTATATGCTGTTCTGAATCATTGATGTAATCAATAACATCTTGCAGGCTAATAATCCCCTGGTCAATAAGCTCTTTGACTTTCTCCATGTTCAACATATTGAAGTGTAAATAATTCAGGCTCCGGTTCTCCATCATAACGCAGATCAATGTCCGCTGATGTGGTCCCTATCCTGCTTGCTATGTAAACGTATCTCCCGAACTCGTCTATGTACCAGTCTCCATCTTCATCTCTCACCCGTTGCCTGTCGGCAATCTGTGACCTGGTTGTTACACCTGCTTGTATCAATGCTTCGTCTGCTTTGGATAACATAGGCTCATGGTCAATGATGGTGTAGATGTGTAGAGACTGATCTTTCAGGTACTCAAGTACCTGTGAGTCCGGAAATGTTCTTTGAAATTTCACTGTTCTCAGATTCGAGAATCTTTGATACAGTGTGTTGTACCAGTTAGGAGTTACCCACTTTGTTAAAGGGAAACTCTCTGCCAGTGTTACGCTGCTCCGGTCGCTTGTCAGTATCTTTACCATAACCCAATCGGTTTGCTGTGTATAAACGAAGTGTTCTTACTACTCCCTGTGGTAATGCTCCTACCAGCTTGTAGAGAAATGTTGCCTGAGCTTTCGGGCTCATTGACTTCAATACCTCTACTGTTCTGTCAAAATCCATGACTGCGTGCTCTTCACCCAATCCTTCTTCATGCACCTGTTCTGTCTTAACAGCAGGAGTCTTCTTGTTAAATAACCACATGTTTCTTTCATTTACGCTGATGATTCATAAGGGCATTGTTGTTAAAGTCTTCCGGTGTCAGTGTGTTCAGAAATGAACTCTTGACAATCTTTCCCTTGTTCTGCAGTTGCTCATACCGGCCATTGAAATATGGAGTGATGTGGGCTGCTGCACCATGATAGAAAGAATTCAGAAATACTGTAAACAACCATACCCGTTGCTCTGTCGTGAGGGTTGGAAACCCATCAATTAATCCTGCTACCAATTCCTTGAATGAGATGGTCATGTACTCAATCTCTACTCCTTCAAGTTGTTCCACTGTGGTAACTTTTTGCAATTCCTCCCTGATCTTGAGGCTTGCGAGGTAATCATTCAAGACAGGCTCAGCTTTATCCTGAAGTACCTTCTTAATCTCCTCATATAACGCTGGCCCATTCTTACCGAGAACTATCTCGATTGGGCTTTCTCCTCTTAAATCCAGGATGTCTTTCAATGCTGTCATAGAACAGTTTTATTAGTTATCAATGAAGGCGCCTCTCGATACTACTATGTACCGGACACCGTCTTTTACGAACAGCTTCTTCCTGCTGTTGTTGAATGTGGCAGAGAGTTCTCTGTAGTTGTCTCCCCACACATTGTTGGCTTCATTCGGAGTGAAGTTGATAGCCCGTTCACCATTGTAGATGTAGTGGTTACCGTTAGCCTCGCTCCTGAATATCATCCATTTTCTCATCTTCACATTTTTGAATTGTTAAGAAATAAGTACTACCATCTTTCATTTCGATCCAGGTAGTGCCACAGTTCTCTGCTACAGAGGTTACATCTGCTGTGTCGAATGGAAGTTCCAGCTCTCGCTTCAGCTCCATCCAGAACTCTCTGTTATCCATGTTGCGGAGTTTTAAAATTCTCAACCAGCATGTTAAACATAGCCAGCTGCTCAGGTTTAAGGTTTTCAATGATCCGTACTATTTGTAACATATCATCAAGACGATACTTGCTCACTCCCTGCAGTTGAACATCAATCTGCTTAATGCCTTCAGTGATAGGGATAAACTCTTTAAGAATCTTCTGCACCTTGTCTTGGAATGTAGGCAGCCCTGTGTATAAAGATTGCCAGAACTCTTCCTGCTTTGTCAGATGTTCCTGATAAGCCTCATTAAATTTCTCTCTTGTCTTGGAGAGTATAGCTCTGTACTGGAGAGCCTCTTCATCAAGTTGCTCCAATTCCCCCTTCTTCCATTTCTTCTCCCTGGTGAAAATGTCATTGATAAGTTCTGATAGCTTTATTGCATGTTCATCAGTGATCTTGCTTAATGGGGTAAGGAGTAGTTCAATCCCGTCAACTGACTTGTCATTAAGTACCCTTACAAGTCTCTCCGGTAATAGTTTTGCGCCGGTAGCCCAAACTCCCGGCTCATAGTCTATATATCGGTATCTAAAATTGCAATACAAATACATAGCAAATACTGTTGCAATTTCTTCATTCGTTAATTTTTTCATTTTTTTTATTTTTAAGTGATTCAATTGATGTTTTAATTTTAGCTTAATTATTAAGTCCAAAAGCCCTCATCATAAGTTTCTGTACATTTAATAATCCTATATTTATATTCAGGACTTACTTTTTTTTCATCTTC